TGAAAAATATGAAAATGGACCTTATAGATACGGAAAAACTAATTATAAATATAATTCCGAATTCGGCACCTCAATTGATCAGGGCGTTCAAACTGAAATAGATAAAAAAATAAAAGATGTAGAAAAATTAAATGCAGAATACCCATACCCAACTTTGCAAGATTATACATTTCGACAACTTGGAGAGATGCTTAGAAAAAGAATCCCTCAGCAATTAAAAGATTATAACATCATATTTGCCGGTGATTTTAATATGAGACCTGATGAGGCAAAAAGACATTTAGTAAAACTTAGTAACCGATTATCAACTGGAATATATAGTCAAGGACCTTTTTCAAATATTTCAGGAGTTTTTGATAAACAAGAACAAAATAATGTAACTCTTACAATTGGTGATACTAAGAATATATCTACCGGAACTTGCTGTGTAGAACATAAGAGTGGTTCTTATGGTTCAGGAGTTTATGACCATATTTATTCGAATAAGTTAAAGGTTACAAAATATTGGACATATAATGGTAAAATAGAATATGATGAAAAAGGTGGAATTCTTTTCTCTGACCATTTACCTGTATATGCAGAAATAGAAATACCTGCATCTGGAACACCTGAATCATCCAGTGGTGGTAGTAAACGATTTACTCTTCGTAATAATAGTAACAACAATACTAAATCCACATCTAGAAAAATAAGAAAGTCAGCATCCACATCCATGCCTACAACACGATTTACAAAGAAGCAGCATCGTCATAACAAAAGACATAAAACAAGGCGTCATAAGCATTAAGATTAAGATGTCTAACTAATTCAATAATAAAAATACATACATAATCCGAGGTTATGTATGTATTCATGTAGTTGCCGAGATGAATCAAACACTGCACCATATTAGTTCTTCATTAGACAACTCTGCACCAATCAAAATACTACGATTCAATTCCGGATTCTCACTTGAAAAAAAACTAGGACGTATTATACTCCAATCCGTCTTTTCATCGAGTAGTCCGACTTTTGTGTATATAAATGCTGCAAGAGCACTACACCAAAAGCGCGATATTTTTTGTGGGTCTGGGTCTTTCTTGCAATATGCTTCAATCCAATCTCGCACTACGATATCGTAAGGTTTGTTAAAAACACTATCATGTATTTCTTTCATTTTTTCATGTGTAAATGGATTTTCTGTATGATATTGGTTTGTATGCTTACTCTCACGATCATGCTCATGCTCGTCTTTATTATCAAGTGGTTGGTTACTTTTATAAAACAAATATTTCAAGATATTGTATCCTGAGTAGATATAACCAAACGTATTTGAAAACGTCTTTATAAGCAAGTTTTGGTTTTGGTTTTGGTTTTGGTTTTGGTTTTGGTTTTGGTTTTGGTTTTTAGTTACTAATGCTGTACTACCGGTGTCAATAGTAACCATAGTTGTATTATTTTCGATACTATCTTCTGCAAAATGCACGCGCAATCTTCGCAAGTATATTTTCCCTTTATATGTGGTTATAAAATCTATGATAGGTGTAAGCTGCACCCCTATTTTTCTCTTACCATCTTCTGCGTCGGGTATCTGGGCTGTGCCTGACTGCCATACATATACACCCTTCAATGGTTTATCTAAATATGTAAAATCGGGGTTAACAACCACCATGGCAATATGTGAGAAGTCACTTTGCGAACCATACTTTATAAGCCATCCAAACAACCCGAGTCCTTTTTGTTCAAGGTTGTCGCATAGTAGTAAGTCGCCGGTTTTTAATGTCTCGATTTGGTTTGTTATCTCTATAATTTGGTCGCTATTTATCATTTTGTGTAAAATTTTGTGTAACGAGTAAACAATATATATAACCTTTATATTTATTGTTTTATATATTTTATTGTTCTACATAATTATTATTCTATATAGTTTATTTATTTCATTCTTCGTCATCTTCATTCTGATCTTCATCCTCATCTTCATCTTCATCGTCAAAAATGCTATCATAGCTTCCACTAAATAACTCCTTAAAGACGCACATTAGTTGTTCGATATATGTTTTATCTTTGCATAACGAGTTACAAACATTTTCCGAAATAGCAATTGCTAATTCAATTCTACAAAAGAATTTAGAAAATGTAAGATTTTGGGTTTTTAATATTTTATTTACTTCGTATATTTCTTCCCCTCCGAAAAATATTTGTTTTACACTTAGTGTATTATAACATATATTGTAAATATCTTTTATAAGTTTTTCATTTGTAGATGCAATGGATTCTCTATTTTTAATTATTTTAACGTGTTTCTCTCGTTTCTCTCGTTTCTCTCCTTTCTCTGTCGGCTCAGAGAGATGTGCAACAATATACTTTGCAAGCTTCTCATAGTTCCTCGATACAAGAATTTTAAAAAAGTTGAAAAATATATTCTGTTCTTCTCTTGTAAGTTTTCCAATAATTCCATAGTCAATGACTCCTATTTTTAATATGTCATTTATACCTTGTTGGTCTTTTTCTTTCATAAAAATAATATTCCCAGAGTGTAAATCTGCATGATATATCGAATCATAAAAAACAGATTTAATATTAAATCTTGACAATATTTTTGAATATTCGTCTTTATCCTCTGCGTCGATATTTTCGAGTCGTGTGCCCTCTATATAGTCCATTACGATAGCGTTTGCATTTGCTTCTGTAAAATACGAATAAACGTGTGGAATACATATATCTTTTACATCTTTGAATTTTTCATAAAAAACTTGTATATTATTAATTTCGTTTGTAAAATCAAGTTGTCCTGTCATGATTTCGCGATTCTCCTCAAAAATATCGCAAATATTCAGGTTACAAAAGTAAGGCAGTTTCTTTGTTATATTCACTAAAAGTTTGAGTTCACTTATTGACTTGTCGAATTTCTCAACAATATTTTTGCGCCGATATTTGATAATCACTTCTTTCCCATTAAGCGTAGCTTTATATATGACTGCAATGACACCGGATTTGATAGGTTCGCTCCTTACGCCACCATGAATAACAAGTTCATCCCCATTATGTTTTGCAATACTTATCAGTTCAAATAGTCCTTTATAATCTATTTCGTTCACATCATATTTCACGTTGTCCGTATAATTAATAAAGTAGTTGAATATTTCTTTATTCATTAATTTATTGTTCGCATTATTTGCAATTCCTTGAAATATTTTTGTGAAGAATATATTTTTATCTGCCAATTCCCCGGCAAGGCGTATTACTATATTATTGTAATTCTCAGTTGTTTTTTTGGAAAACTTATACTGCACATAATATTTTACATATATTCCTATACAAGAGGTTATAAAATATGATTTCGACATCGCGGACACTAGTGATGGTGTTATTTTTATGAAAAATGAACCGATTTTTTCTAGTATATTTTTTGCGTAGCTATGAGGGGTGCTTACATCGGGTTCAGATTCTGAGTCACATCTTTCGAGTAGAAACTGCAACTCTTGTGAGTCTGCGTCTGCGTCTGCGTCTGCGTCGTTGTCATTTATGATATCGTCTTTTTTTTTTGCATCAGTTCTGTAAAAAAAAGGGCATTTATCTTGAATATATTTTAACATTGCAAATGTAGGTATGTATATTATATGGTATTAAATAATATTTAAACTTATTATTGTCCAATTATTATTTGGCGTTGGCGTTGGCGTTGGCGTTGGCGTTGGCGTTGGTGTTGGTTGTGGTTTTTTATTAGTGTATCAACTCAATAAATTGTTTCAGATTCAGAAACACTTTTTTCATAATAAGTCCCATAATATTTTCCATATAAACAGGCAATGAGTGACTTAAATCTATTTTAAAAATATAACTAATATTAATTTTATGATACGATTCGAAATTCACTACCATAGATGATATCGTATTTACAACTTTGTCATAGTTTTTTAACTCTTCAGGATTCGGATAGTCTACATCCACGCAATTATATGTCTTTTTATTTGGTTCACAAACTTCTGTAACTCTTACATACATATATTTGGGCTTTATCCCTAAATCAGTCGCAAATGGTTTAAAAATAAAAAGAACATTTACTTCGTTTACATTTTTATTTTCGGATCCTGATCCTGATGAAAGTGTATTAGATACCATACCATGCAATTCAATTTTCTCAAAGTTGTCTTTGTTCAATGTAAACATCAAGTTGTATATATCTAAATTTATCATGGAATACAAATTCACGTTGCTATTCTCTGCTAAAAATTGCAACAAATAAATATTATTACTTTTTTCACGTTTTAGGTGCATATTTTCCTTAAAACAAATCGTCTTAAATTTATATTGTGATTTATCATCCATATTTTTAATTTGGTTAATTTGGTTAATTTGGTTAATTTGGTTAATTTGGTTAATTTGATTGATAAGTAGTCTATATTTATTATAGTTATTATCGTTATCTATTTATGTATATTTTATGAATTATAATTATTCGTATATTTAATCTTATTTCGTCAATGTATCAACACACCAATCTTTCAACATTTTTAATAAGGTTTACTTTGTCTAATACTTCTATTATATTCGCTTTATGCTTTGCTATAAAATACTGCGGATTTTTTAAAACCCGCCCAATCGTAATCATATCCATATTTATATTACCTGTTAACTTGATAGAAGAGTTAGGAAAATATTCTTCTATTTTTTTACACCCCCAATAAAGGGGTATCGTATCATAAATAAGTGGATTAACTATTTTTTCACTAAAATAGTGGTCATGAGATGTATTTTCAATTGCAATAGTAAACATGTAGTTGTTGCACATTTCTGCCATAGACTTAAAATCACCATATATGTTATTATTTTCGGGGAATCGCTGTTTATACATTTTTGCCCCATTGCCCCATATATCGATTGGTAGTCTGTATTTCAGTATATGGTTTACAAGTGCGTGACGATATTTGTGACCGGGTGTATACGACTTGTGCGAAACCATAATTGACATTAATTTTGTTTTGTTTGTTAACATTGATGGGGTGGGTGTGTGTGTGTGTGTGGGTGTTTCGTGAAAAAGGAATCCATGGTGTCCTAAAAACGGCGGCGATGGCAACGCATTTACACTACCAATCAAATACTTGCCTATATTCTTTTGTGCAAATTCAATAAAATTATTATAGTAAAGACGTAAAAAAGAATTGTCAGGTGGTTCATGTGCAAAACCTATAACATATTCTTTTTCAACTTGAATGTTTGATGGTGTTGGGCAGTTTAATAAAAATGCATGTGTGTATGTTTCTGTAGTTGTAATGTATATTTTTTTTGTTTTCCCATAGTAGTCTAGTTTTCGATAAAGGCACATTCGTTCGTAGTTCTGTTTGCACGTTTCTGATGTGCAAAAGTCACTGAAAAAGTGTATTCTTATATAGTTTTTTTTAAAATCGGATATAATATTTTTAAAATATTCGCTTTCATAGCATGTTTTATAGTGGTTGATTTGGTATGGCGTTTTATGTGTAAGAGTGACTTGATTTATATTATATAACACTGAATCTTGTAATGCTAAATGAAGCCATAGTTGGTTCATACAGAATAGTGTTATTTTATCCGGGTCTATGTCTATCTCTGTTTCTGTCTCAGTATTGGTTTTGGGTTGTTGTGTTTGTATATATCGCAAAACATCTCTTTTAAAAACAACACTACTATTTATAAATGGGTTAACTTTAAAAAGATTATAGTTATATAAACCATTTATTGGTATTTCTAGTATTTCAGGTTCCATACCAGCACCAGTGTCACATTTACTTTTTGTTCCAATTACATCTATTTTTGGGAACTCTTTTATTTTTGCAAATTGAAGTTCTAGTTTGTTTGATTCCCATATATCGTTCACATCTAATATTCCAACATAGTTATACATTGCGTCGTTGTTGACAACATGTAACAATGTTTGAATATACGTTTTAAATTCTTCTCCATAGTTTTTTACTTCGATTCGCTTGTCTTCGAATATTGGCATGGATGTGGACGTGGATGTGGACGTGGATGTGGTTGCCTGTGTATTATAAAATACTAGTTTTAATTCCCAATCTTGAAATGTTTGACCTACTACAGAGTCAATCGATGATAATAATGTAGGCGATGGGTTATCGTTATTGTGTATAAGACATATTATAGATATCATAGTTTCGTATTTTATGTCTTGTCTCTTGTGTCTTGTCTCTTGTGTCTCTATAAAAATATATATAATAAAAATATATTTTGATATCTTTATTATATTTTGGTGTATTTTGAATTAAATATCCAAACTAATCGTATTCTTTTCAGATTTAGGTTTGCGTTTGGTTTTGTTTGGCATATTATCATTTTGCAAATCTTTCAACTCTGAAATACTAATAGTGCTTCCTTTTTCATCTGTAATATCATTTACACCACCCCCATTTCCACTTCCGCTTCCGCTACCACTACCATTACCATTACCACTTCCAGTAATGTTTATACTTTTTGTTTTAAGTCCAGAAAGAATATTGCTAATATCGCTCGGTCCTCTCATTTCAGGACGTGGGTTTTGCGGGTTAGGAGGAGGTGCTCCACGCATCGACTTATTTGCAAATGCATTTACAAAATTGTCTGTCAGGTTCACTCCATCATTCATACCTCCTCTACCAAAATTCAAATCAGGACGATTCGAAATATCGCCTTCTCTTCGCGGAGGTGGAATTGAGTTCGGGCCTTTCGTCGCAACAGGTGCGGGTGGCGGACGCTGGTTATTAAAGTTGCTTGACATTGATGGTGGTGCTGCCATTCCTCCTCCCATACCACCGCCGCCGCCTCCTCCAGCGCCCATCATATCCCCCATAAAGTTCCCAAAATTGGGCGATGATTGTGACATCGTATTCACCGCTGCTTGTGTGAATTGTTTCATAAGTTCGGGATTCTGGCGCATAATATCGTCCATTCCAGGCATGGCGGATTTAAACATCGTGTTTGTCATATGAAGCATGATCGCGCTTCCACCCAACTGGAAAAGCAGTTTCAATTCAGGTGCCATCTTTGCTTTCGACTTATATTTCTCGTGCAGTTCCCCAAAAATCTCCTCGTAATCGTCAACATTTTCGTTGATCTGTTCTGACCATCCATCCAACTTCAAATCAAAAGGGTCGAACTTATTATTCAAAAATTCTAGACCAGTGATTGCAGTCATTAATAATTTCTGCTGAAACTTTACACTATTCTTCTTCTCGCGTTCTTCAACATGTGTTTCGTATTCGCCCTTCATTTCAAGTAGCGACGACTCCATGCTGTATTTCTTACTAAGACGAACACCCTTCGTTTCAAGTTCTTCTAACTTTTGTAACATTTTAAATTTTTCGCGCAACAATTCTTCTTTCGACATCTGGGGTGTTGCGTCTACATTTGCATCGGGATTTAGTGGAATATTACTAAACTTACCAAACCCATCCCATGTTTTATTGTCGTTATCTGTATTTGCAGTAGATGCACCGACATTGCTGCCGCTAACATTATTATACCTTGCTTCGGAATATCCACTATCGCTTGCATTATCGTCGTTGTAGTTGCTTAGTTTTATACCCCCGCCACCGCCGCTGGTTGCTCCTGCTGAACCAAAAAAATCAGACTTGAAATTCTTTGAGATTTTTTTAACTCCGCTGCCACCGCCACCGCCTCCGCCTCCGCCAACTGCATCCGACAAGTCATTCAGTTCATCTTCTAGCTCGTTCAAGTCATCCAAATCAATATTGTCGCCACCACCGCCGCCGTTTTTGTTACCGCTTTTCAGTTTATCATTCATAAGCAATTCAAGGCCTCCGCCGAAGTTGACGGACTTGGCGCCGCCACCACCGCCTCCACCTCCACGGCTACTTTTATTACTAAAGCTATTATTATCTAAATCAGATAAATTTCCAAGGTCAATCACTTCTTCCATAATGTTGTATTATCAATAATAATAATCTATAATTTTAATTTTAAGTTTGTGCGCATTATAAATATATATTTGTGAAACTATATGCGAAATCAAACTATCAAACCAAATTTATCATATTTTTGATAGTAAGATAATATATTCCTTGTAAAAAGCAATCTGCAAGATCATCTTTTTTTTTATTTTTATTCAGATATCCTTTAAACTCTTTGAACTCCTCTTTTGTTTCTAAAAGTTCGGCAGTTATTTGAACACTTTCTGCTTTTCGTTCGGTATACGTTGTTTTCTTTTTGTTCATAAACATTTTTAGTTTATTTGATGCTGAGATGAATTCAATATGGGGTGTATGTTTCATTATAAAATATTGTGCAATCATTCCTTGTAGTGTTTTCATCCGGCTTGCAATAGTGCTGATTTGGTTTTCAATAATTGCGATGTCGATGTCTATTTTAGTGTCAGAAATCACTAGCCCTCCCATTCCTAAAACCTTATCAAGCTGTTGCATCATATTTTTACCGATAGTTATTAAATCTACATCCATTGCTTTGACATTTTCAATATGTTCTAAATAGTTGGTGTGTAATTCTTGTTTTATCATATTGATTAATTCATCTTTTGTGTTTGAGTTTGGTTTTGTTTTTATCGAGTTTGTATTTACTATTTTATTTATGGGTTTCTCTCCTTTCTCTCCTTTCTCTTCTCCAATAAGAGATGGAAGGTTACTAGAGCCAAAGTTATACTTCACGATTAGATCTTTGATATCTACTAGTTTCATTTTTCTTATTTTTTTGATATCTAATTCGGTTGTTGGAATCTTATACTTTGATAATTTTGCATGTTTGTTACAAAAGTATTCTGTTTCATATTCAGGTTCCTGATTTTCATTTATTTCGTCTTTCTCTCCTTTATCTCCTTTCTCTCCTTTCTCTGCTGTTTCACATGTATCCTCATAATCCTCATCCTCGACGCCATCGTCATCATCGTAGGTTGTGCGAAACGTCTTGCAATATTTTGCATCTTGCACACAACCTAAAGTGTTACACTTTCTTATGATGGGAGTGCAAAGATTGATAACATCCCATTTTAATATTTTTACTTTGCATGTAGTTTCGCAAACTTGAAAAATACTATATGCTAAATTTTTCATCCCGACATCGAAGCTTATAATATTTTTTGTATTTTTCATAGTTAGGGTAGTTATATAAAATACATAGTATGTTTTTATTATGTATTTTGCATAATGAATATATTAGGTCACGATTTTATAAATGAAGACTTGGGAACACGTCTTGTTCCGTGGCCATGACGTTTTACAGAACGTAGCGCCATCTTATATGCTCGACTTGTTTTATGATTGCAACCCTTGTCAAGAATACTAAAGTCAACTGCAGCGCTTTTCCCACCGGTAATTGCACTTGCAAGACGAGCGCGTCCCCATGAGTGTGCAGTCTGGTTAGGTCTACTACCGGATGAAAAATACGCACCTTGGCCTTTCTTTTCAATCTGGTAGAGGGCAGAAATACTGCATCCAGTTTTTTTGGCAAGTTGGGATGACGGAAGAATATCTTCTACGCCATATATTTTCCTCGCATGAAGAATATGCTTTGATACTTTGCCAGGATAGGATGCGACGGCTTTTCGCGTATAATACTTTTTCTGCTTATAAAGTTTGCGAGATTTGTCAAGTTGCTTTTTTTCGATTAAAGTGTCGCGTCTAGATAAAATACGGGGTAAATATTTTGAAGCGTAATGTTTTAAGGTTTTTTGTTTCATAATTTATGTAGAATATATTATTATATATTATATTATATATAGAAACTATTAAAAATAGTAGTAATGATTAAACCTATTTATATAAATATTATATGTTTATTTCTAGTATTATTCGTAATATTGTATGTAGTTCAAAAATGGGTAAATAAACATACCTATAAAATAGGTAAAGAAATTAATAAAATTACTATTCCGGATATAGTTCATAATAACATACCAAAAATAGATAACTTACATATAGTTAGTGATAATTTTACTATAACCATCGTCATTATTTTTGCTGTAGTTTTCTTATTCAATAGACAATATAAATATATTATATTTTTTGTATTATTATTAATATTAGGTAACTTTATTTGTTTTATTTATTTTGTTTCAACTACACTCCCTGATAGTAGTAAGATATGTAAATATAGCGAAAATACTTTTAAAGCTTTGTATAATATGGGTTCGTGTAATAATCTTGGTATTAGCGGACACTTTATTACTACTATGTTTATTCTAGGACTCTTTTATAGATTTTATGGTCCCAAATATTGGATTCTATATATACTAACATATGTAATAGGATTTTTACTTATATGTGTATCAAGAAATCACTATACTACGGACTGCATATCATCGACATTTGTAGGACTATTTATTATTTATGAATTTAATAATATTCAAAAATTGATTAATTTTATAATAGGTAAGAAATTTTTTGATTTGTAATTAATTTATA